GCGCACGTTGGAGAGCAAAACGTTACAATAGCACAACACAACTATTTGAACAAATTGATGCTCCATTGTATTCGGACCCAACAACAGCTTTGTACAAGCTAGATAAATCAGGCGGCGGCGCAAACTTAGCAGCTGGTCAATTGTATGTAAAATATAACACCACTGAAACAAGTCCGCAACAAGCAGACTTTGCTATCTATCGTAGAAAAAGTGCTGCTCCTACAGCTATTAAATCTAGCAAAGTGACAGCAAGCACATTTGCTGGCGATGCTGGAGTATTAACTGCGGTAACTACCCTTGCTGGAACTAGTGTGTCCGCTGCCGCTACATACACAGCAGTAGCAGTTGCCACGGTTACAGGCACAGGCGCAAGCGCAATAGCCACTGTTACTAAAACGGGTGTATTAACCACATACTCTAGTACAAATACAACAGTTGCAATAACAACTGGCGGCACAGGCTATCAATCAGGTAATACGCTGAAGATTTTAGGTACTGCCCTTGGCGGCGCCACTCCAGCTAATGACTTAACATTTGTTGTAAGCGGAGAAAGCACAAGTTATACTTTTGACATTGCTTACACAGAACAAGGATCAGCCGCACTAACTAATGATGCTACTATCAGTTTTACTATCGCAACACCTGCTGTGGCTAATGCCGCAACTGTGGCCACTGCTATTAATACACTATTACCATCAGGTTCTCCTATTGAAGCCAGTGTTGACAGTCAGAATAGATTACAAATTGTTCACGAAGAAGGCGGTGATATTCACTTGTTAGATGGTACAAACGGCCCATTGGCAGCACTTGGATTTGCAGAATATGTGCCAAGCACAGGTAATGGTACTCTTAATTTATATTTAGATCCTGATGGGGATCATGATCATGTTGCCAGCTTATGGGAACCATTGACTTATTCTGCCAACAGTAATCCTCCAACAAGTTTAACAGCAAACGGTACATTATGGTATAGCAGTGTTGTTGACGAAGTGGATATTATGATTCACGACGGAAACGATTGGGTGGGATACCTAAATGAATTACCACTAACAGACCCAACTGGACCGCTTGTAAGTGCTACCAAGCCAGAAACACAGATTGACGGTTCACCGTTAGAGACTGGCGACTTATGGGTTGACAGCAGCGATACTGAAAACTGGGGAACAGTGTATCGATTTAATAAAGATTTATTAAAGTGGTTCTTGGTAGACAAGTCAGACCAAAGTACTGAAGACGGTATGTTGTTTGCTGATGCTCGCTACAACACAGCAGGCGCAACCAGTGACGAACCAGCAACTATCGAAGAATTGTTATCGAGCGATTTCTTAGACTTTGATGCTCCAGATCCAGCACTATATCCAAAAGGTATGTTGCTATGGAACACACGTAGAAGTGGTTTTAACGTAAAAGAATTTAGACAAAATTATATCGATGTTGATGCTGATAATGTTCGTATGAACGACGCCAGCATGGCTCTTTACTATCCACATCGTTGGGTAACAGTGAGCAGCAATCAAGACGACGGATCTGGTACATTTGGCCGTAAGGCACAGCGTAAAGTTGTTGTACGTGCTATTCAAGCAACAGTGAACAGCAATCAAGAAATTCGCGATGAAGAAAGTCGTGTGTTTAACTTGTTAGCTTGCCCTGGTTATCCAGAACTAATTGGCGAATTGGTCACATTAAACTACGACAGAGGCTTGACAGCATTTGTGGTAGGTGATACTCCGGCTCGTTTAACACCTGACGCAACCAGTTTGCTAGCATGGGGTACAAATCAACGTTTGGCACTAGAAGACAACGACCTAGGCGGCGTCAGCTACGACGAATACATGGGTATGTTCTATCCATGGGGCTTCACAAGCGATAACTTTGGTAACAATGTTGTTGTTCCTCCAAGTCACATGATTTTACGTACTATTGCGTTGAATGACCAAGTGGCTTATCCTTGGTTTGCTCCAGCAGGTGTGCGACGTGGTGGTATTACTAACGCAACTGCAGTTGGTTATGTTACTAGCGAAGGTGAATTTGACAGTGTTGCTCTAAACAACGGACAACGTGATACATTGTACGAAGCTAAGATTAATCCAATCACATTCCTAACAGGAACCGGCTTGGTTAACTACGGACAAAAGACCCGCGCCAAGGCAGCAAGTGCATTGGATCGTATCAACGTAGCTCGCTTGGTAATTTACTTACGTAGACAACTAAGTGCTTTGGCTAAACCATATATCTTTGAACCTAATGATAAAATCACTAGAGATCAGATCAAATCTGCAGCAGAAAGTTTAATGCTAGAACTTGTAGGACAACGTGCGTTGTATGACTACATTGTTGTATGCGACGAAAGTAACAATACGCCAGCAAGAATTGATAGAAATGAATTATACTTAGACATTGCTATTGAACCAGTCAAGGCTGTGGAATTTATCTTTATTCCACTACGCTTGAAGAATACTGGTGAAATCGCTGCGTTAGGTTAATCCTAAATTATAAAAGGAAACATACAAAATGGCAATTTCATCATTAAACAACTTTACAGTTCCACTAGAAAGTGGAGCTGGTTCACAGGGCTTGTTGATGCCAAAGTTAAAGTATCGCTTTAGAGTTACTTTGATTGGTTTTGGCGTTACAGGAGGACAAGCAACTGAACTAACTAAACAAGTTATCGATATCGCAAGACCAACAGTGGCATTCGAAGCAATTGAAGTCCCTACTTACAACAGCAGAGTCTATCTAGCAGGCAGACACAGCTGGACAGCAGTGGCTTTAAACGTTCGCGATTCTGTAGACGGTAGCGTAAGCAAACTAGTAGGCGAGCAACTACAGAAACAATTCGACTTCTTAGAAATGAGTTCTGCAGCAGCTGGTATCGACTATAAGTTTACAACCAAATACGAAATCTTAGACGGCGGCAACGGCAACAATGCTCCGACAGTGTTAGAAACATGGGAACTATACGGTTGCTATCTAGAAAACGTTAACTATAACAACTTAGCTTACAGTGCTAACGAAGCAGTTACTATCACCATGACCATCAAGTATGATAACGCAAGTCAGGTAGGTGGCGGCGCAGGTGTTGGTATCACTACAGGCCTTGGCCGAAGTGTAGCAGCATCGTCAATGATTACCGGCCCAGGCCGAACTTAATCAAAATAAAAAGGCTGGCAGCAGCCTTTTTTTACGACTTTTCATTAACTACGTAGTTTTCTGTAGTCGATAAATAATTACATGACAAGCAAAGCCTGGAATCAATTTGTAAGTGGTGCAACTAATCCCCGCGGAAATGTGGGAGATTTTCAACATGCTTCACGGCTCCATGTAGACAGTGATTTAAGACTTGCTCCTAAGCAAAAGTTTTTATTTCATGTGGTGTTTAACATCAATACCAACGCATTAAAAAGTTTAAACTTTACCTATCAGCATAGAAACGAAATCAATATGCTGGTAAAGAAATGTGATCTTCCTAAGTTTACTATACAAACTGAAACACTAAATCAGTATAACAGGAAAAAAGTTGTACAAAATAAAATAGAATACCAACCTATTAATATTGCCTTTCATGATGACAATTTAGGTGTAGTTGGTCAGCTATGGCAAAATTATTTTGGTTACTACTATGGAGACAGTCAAGCTGCCAAAAATGGTACAGCCTATAACAGAAACGCCATGAAAGCTCCTGCTTTTATGAATTCTAGGTACGGTCTAGATAACAACAGCAGTATGCCGTTTTTTAATGATATTACAATTTATCAGATGGCAAAAAAGGCTTGGTATAGTTACAAATTAGTAAATCCTATTATCAAGAGTTGGAATCATGACGCTATGGACATGAGTTCAGGACAAAGTGCTGAACAATCCATGCAACTAGATTACGAAGCAGTTACCTATAACACAGGTTACGTGAGCCAAGGTAATCCTCCAGGATTTGGTGTCGAACATTATGACACTATGCCAAGTCCGTTAAGTATATACGGTGGCGGCACAAGAACACTGTTTGGTCAAGGTGGTTTCCTTGCTGGAGCCGAAGCAGTGTTTGGCGCATTAGGATCTGGCAAGGCATTTGACAGTCCGGCAAATTTTATAAGCACCGCTATCGCTGCAGTAAATACATATCAAAATGCCAAATCGTTAACATCAACAGGTGTAAGAAGTGAATTAACAGGCGCAGCCGTCCGCGGTCTTCAAAGTGCGGCTGTAATAGGATTAAGTGGACAAAACACAATAAGTTTTCCTGTGAATAATCCATCAGCAACAACATCTGCTAAACCTATACAATTTGGTGGAGGCGGCGGACCATAATGGCTTATAATTTACCATCAAAAATTAATGATGATAGCAGCGGAGAAGTTAAAAGTTTCTTCGACAAATATTTTAGACAGCAAATAACATTTCCATCTAATCAAATAGATATTGTATTAGGATTCTTTTTAAAAAGAGGGTGGGATCTAGAAGCTGCACGTAGTACCGCAATAGTATTACTAACTCAGTCCAAGATAGATAACGTTGAAGTTATGGAACTTCTCGACACTATCAAAACTCTCAATGATGCTCAACTTAGTAATGTGGTTACACAAGTACTGAACGCTTATAGAGAAAAAACTAGTACTCTTGGTTTTAAATTATTAACAATTGAAGAAACTACAGAGAGCAGAAACATTAGAGTATGAGTCGATTTGCTCAAGGTAAATTCGCAATAACAAACCCAGAGAAATATGTAGGAAAGAAAACTCCAACATATCGCAGCTCTTGGGAGTTTGCGTTCATGAGATTTTGCGACACACATCCTAGTATACAAAAATGGGCTAGTGAGGCTATCAGTATTCCTTACAGATGTCCTATTACTGGCAAGCAAACTATCTATATTCCGGATTTTTTTATTCAGTATGCCGATAAAAATGGCAAAATGTTTGTGGAGCTAATTGAAGTTAAACCGCAAAATCAAACACTACGAGAAAAAGTAGGCAAGAATAAAAATAATCAAATTCAATATGTTAGAAACGTGGCCAAATGGCGAGCTGCCATGGCATGGTGTAAAGCACAAGGAATAAAGTTCCGTGTAATCAACGAACAAGACTTATTCATTAACGGTAGAAATAGATAAGTATTATTATGAAAAAATTAGAAGAACTGCTCAACTTACCTGAAAATAAGAAACTGATTAAAGAATCAGAGAAGGAATCGGCAAAAGTTATGCCGCCACCTTTTCTTAGAGATTTATCAGAATTTGACAAAATTGCCGCTAGTTTACCCGCTGTCAAGGGACTGGGCGATGCAGCCGACGCAGAATTTGACGCACTAGCACAAAGAGCTACAGATGCCTATGATGATCTAATGGATTTGGGTATGAATGTAGAAGCTAGATACAGCGGACGTATTTTTGAAGTGGCGGGCGGCATGCTTAAAAATGCTATAGATGCAAAAAGTGCTAAAATTGACAAAAAACTTAAGATGATTGAACTTCAGCTTAAAAAACAACAACTTGATCAAAAAGCTGGCCCAGAAGAAGGCATTGACATTCCAGGCAGTGGAGTTATCATTTCAGACCGTAATAGTTTGATTGAGAAACTTAAAAATATGAATAAATAAGGTATCAGGATTATAATATGAAACTATTCAGCGCATACCTACAAGAAAGTGTAGAAGAGAAAAAATATACTTTTAAAATTAAAGTAGCGGGCGACCTTCCGGATAACTGCGAAGATGTTATGGAAACTGCACTACAACAATACAAAGTAAGCAGATTTACCAAAGGTAAAAATACTCCTATTCAATCTCACCTATTAGACTTTCCCACACTTAAGAACAGTTCAATGACAGTGTTTGAAGTAGAATTAGATTATCCAGCTACAAGTTCTGTGCTATCTGAGTTGTTAGCAAACTGTACTGGTATTGGTAGAGAATCAATTCGTGTACGTACACCGCTCGAAGAAGCAAACGCTGCCATTGAAGCAGAAAACATGACGTTAGATGACAAAGGTCAAGCATTATTGTCGCAAGGTTATGAAAAGTCCAACAATCAAGGATTGTTTGGAGACAAGATGATTAGTAGTTTCTTGAAAGACGTTGCTAAAGCATCCAAGGATAAACAGTTAACACAAATAAAAGGTGTTAACGAAAAGCTATTAGCAAAGAGTACGCACAAAGAAAAAGCAGAAGCAATGCCTAAGGTAGGTCCTGCTAAGAGTTTATTTTCTACTAAGAAATAAAAGGAACAATCATGAATTTTCAAGAATTATTATCACGCTTAAATACCCTGGATCAACAATCGGTACAAGAAAGCGACAAAGCCAAGAAAGATTACGACGGTGACGGCGAAATCGAAAGCGGTAAAGACGAGTACTACGGCAGTCGAATGAAAGCTGCTTTTCCTAAAGACAAAGAAAAAGAAAAGGAAGTTGATGAATCATTCATTGAAGAATGCGGCATGGACATGCCTGGTAGCATGATGGGTATGAGAACACCTCCGCAGCAAGATTCTGTGTCAATGAATCTAAGCATGAACGGTGCCGGCGCAAACGGCATTCGTGATCTAATGGATATACTACGCAATCTAGACGGCGATGAAGGCGGCCAAATGGATTTAGAAATGCCAGGCATGGATCACGGACATGATGGAATGGATTCTGAAATGCCAATTGTTATGAAAGCGTTAGGCGGAGACCAGGGCGATACAGGACACGACGAAGAAGAAAGGATGCCATTGGGAGACGAAATGTATTACGGCATCGACGCAGTTACTCAGCCACAAGGTGGCGGCGATTTAAATAAACCAAAGCAAACATTTCCAAAAGTGGCAGGCGGCGACAACCCAATGCAACCCATGGCAGAGCGAATTGCTGAACAGCTCAAAGGTCTGTATAGCGATATCAAATTAAGAGAAGGTTCAGGCCCTAAGGAAAAAGCACACAGCAAGTATGTTGACAGGAACAGTTCAGAATCCAAAGCTAAAGTTCAAGCAGCAAAAGATAAAATGGCCGCTGATAAAAAAGCAGAACCGGGTAAAAAACTTTTATCAAAAATGAAAGAAGCATACAATCCTAACTCAGTAGATGCTGAACATCGTCGCGGCCTTGAAAAATCACAAGAAGATAGCTTAAAGAAAAAAGCAGCAGACGGAGACGAGTCAGCTAAGAAGCGTTTACAAGCATTGAAAGATAAAAAAGAACGTATGCGTAACGATTATAACGATCGTATGGAACGATAAGATTCGTCGCAGTTAGCACTCTGTTTATAGTGCCAAATAGCCTCTTCGGAGGCTATTTTTTTCAGTAAATAACAATATGGCAAATAAAAGTCTAGACGGCGTACTAACTAAAAAAGCACACGCAAGAGAAACATTCACCGAAGAACACATTCGGCATCTTGCTGCCTGCTCAGATCCTGATAACGGATATCATTATTTTTGTAGCCATTATTTTTATATACAGCATCCAGTCAAAGGCAAAATGTTGTTTGACCCATTTGAGTTTCAAACAAGACTGCTAGATGCATATCACGGACATAGATTTAATATTAACATGTTACCCAGGCAGATGGGCAAGACAACATGTGCTGCTGGCTATTTGCTATGGTATGCCATGTTCCATCCTGACCAGACTATCTTAATCTCAGCTCACAAGTATACGGGTTCGCAAGAAATTATGCAACGTATACGATATGCCTATGAGTTGTGTCCTGATTTTATTCGATCGGGAGTGACAAACTACAATAAAGGTTCTATTGAATTTGACAACGGGTCTCGTATTGTTAGTACAACAACTACGGGCAACACTGGTCGTGGTATGAGTATATCATTACTATACTGTGACGAGTTTGCATTTGTGCCACCCAACATCGCAGAAGAATTTTGGACATCAATATCTCCCACACTGGCAACTGGTGGTAAGGCTATCATTACCTCAACTCCTAACAGTGACGAAGATACATTTGCCACTATTTGGAAAGAAGCTAACAAGAAGTTTGACGAATTTGGTAATGAACAAGAAACTGGCATAAACGGGTTTTTTCCATTCACTTGTAAGTGGCATGAGCACCCCGATAGAGATGAAATATGGGAACGTACAGAGCGTGGCCGTATTGGTGAAGAGCGTTTTCGCCGAGAATATAATTGTGAATTCTTAGTCTACGACGAAACACTTATTAACAGTATCTGTCTTGCGGGACTAGAAGGCAAGGAACCCACGCAAAGAATGGGTCAAACTCGCTGGTATAAACAATTAAATCGAGACAGCATGTACGCAGTTACATTAGACCCTAGTTTAGGTACAGGCGGCAATAGTGCTGCAATTGAAGTATTTGAATTACCCAGTTTTACGCAAGTGGCCGAGTGGCAACACAATTTAACACCCATCCAAGGACAAATCAAGGTTCTTAGGGAAATATTAAAATATATACAAGACGAAACAGGTGAAACTGTCAACAATCTCTATTGGACTATAGAAAACAACACAGTGGGCGAAGCAGGATTGGTTTGTATCAAGGACATAGGCGAAGAAAATTTTGCAGGCTTGTTTGTGAGCGAACCAGTACGAAAAGGTCATGTACGTAAATTTCGTAAAGGATTTAATACCACGCATGGCAGTAAGATTTCAGCAAGTGCCCGCCTAAAGTTCTTAATCGAAAGCGGTAAAATGAAAATTAACAGCAAGCCCTTGATATCTGAACTAAAAGCATATATAGCAGCCGGTGTAACATTCAAAGCGAAATCGGGAGAACAAGACGATTTAGTCAGTGCCACACTGCTAATGGTACGCATGAGCCAGGTGTTAGCGGACTGGGATGAACGGGTGTTTGACAGTATTAGCAGCCATTCAGGACACGCAGACGATGACTGGGAAATGCCGATGCCTATCTTTATTTCGTCTAATTTAGGATAAATATCAGTATGAACAAGAATCTAAGCAACATTGCTGAAGAACTATTTGGAAAAATTAGAACACAATTTCCCAAAGTAAAACTTCGCGACGAAGATCGTAACACAACGGATGAACCTGAATTAGCAAGATTTTTTAATTTTGATTACCATCATAATCGAGTTCCATTAGGAGCTATCGATATAAGTATTTCAGAAAAAGACGGTCTCGTAATAATTTACTCCAACGATATTGTGGAAGAAAAAGATGAATTTGTAAAAAATAAATTTTACAATTTCCTTCAAGAATTACGAGAATTTGCCAAACAACGCCTGATGAATTTTGATACTAGGGATATTTCTAAAAGCAATCTAGATAAAAGAGACTACGAATTCATGTCTAAAAAGAACAACGGAGAAGACACTATGTCTGAAAGTAAATTATATGGCACTAGCAAAACTAGCTATCAGCAATTAGGCGATGCTAAGTTAATTGTTAAACATAGTGCCCCAGTCAATTTTGAGAACCCGGCAGGTCGCGCTCAACGTATTGAAAGCATCTATATTGAAAATGCTCAAGGCGAAAGATTTAAGTATCCTTTCAAACATTTAAATGGTGCTAGAGCATTGGCTACACACGTAGCGCACGGCGGAACTCCATACGATTCCATTGGCGGACATGTGATTGGTCTTAGCGAAGAATTAAGCAATCTGCGAATGTTTAAACATTATGTTTCTAGAAATCCCATGGTCAGCGAAGCAATGGGTAGCATACATACCAAAGTGATGGAACGGATTGACGCTGTTAAAAAAGAAATTCATGGTTTACAAAGTGCTACTCGTTACGTTGAATTTGCTGAAAATTTTCATGCTATCGATGCTAAAGAGATTCCAGAAGATGTGATGAATGATTGGATAGATAGATTGACTATTCGTACATTCAATGAAGAACTTAAAAATGTATTCCCTTATATCTTTAAATTGATAGATGAGGGTGACATTCCTGTTAAGGAATTATCAGCAGATGATTTATTGGCAGAACGTGTTTCACCGGAGTGGCTTGAAGTAAATCGCAAAGCAAAAGAATTATTAGCCAAAGGCATGACTGTTGAGCAAGTTGCTAAAGAACTAGGAGTTCAAGGTCCAAACAACGGTATGGCAGGTAGTATGGGCGGTTTGTGGGGAGCAATCAATTCCGCTCAGCGAGAAATTGGCGGACAAATAAAAGAATTTGCCGACTACGAAAGACAACTCAATCATATTATAGGCGAGCGTGTTGATATTTTTAGTGATGATGAGAACAGCAAACGAGAAGCTGTAGAAAAATTAAATCAACTAGTGGCACAACCGATGCCTGTGGGCACTGACGGAAGTAATGCTGTTGAAAGTCTTTCTGATATTATCGACGATGACGAACTAACAGATGTTTTCAAAGAGCTTGCTGATATCGATCCCGAACATGATGTAAGAGATATCCTCAAAGATTACATCAAAATTAAAGACCAAGAAAACGGCACAGATATTTTGACACAGATCCAATTTCCTGCTGACGATGGCGGCATGGACGCGGCACCGGCATCACCCGAACCGGAAGCGGCCGCACCGGAAGCACCGACAGCTGAACCTGTACCTGCTGAACCAGCGCCGGTAGCACCTCCAATGGCAGAAGAGAAAGAAGAAGATCCACCATTCGATGGACCTTATAAAAAGTCAAGTGACAACAAAGATCAATTTGGTAACACTGTTAAGACTAAAAATATGGCCAAACATCTTGCTAAAAAAGGTATGGCTGACGCAATTAAAAAAGCCAAAAAGGCAGGCGCAACTGCAGAAACGATTATTCGAATTGCCGGTAAAGAAATGACATTGGGCGAAGCAATCACTAAAGCAGGAATGAAAGTCGAAGACGTGTTTGGAAACAAAGCAGATGAGTTAATCGAATTTGTTAAGAGTATGTACAATACTGTTGAAGGAAATTTTCCAAAAGGAGCAGAAGGTGTAAAAATTGCTTGCGAAAAGAAATTTGGTGATAATGCCGGACCTATTGCTGAAAAAGTAATTGCTAAATTGAGCAGTCTCGGCGAAATGAATCGTATGAAGCAACTGGCAGGATTGGCAAGATAAAACCATTTTTAAGCAAGATTTCTCTTGCTAAGATAAATAAAAACGTATACAATAACATGTATGCGTTTTTTGTTTTAGAGGGTTCTAAAACAATATAGGCACATAAAATATTAAAGGCTAACAATAGGAGATTATTATGGCATCTTTAGCAGAAATCCGAGCAAAGCTCAAAGAACAGGAATCACGTGGTTCCGACAATCAACGTTCCGGTGGTGATAATTCAATTTATCCATTCTGGAATCTCAAAGAAGGATCTGAAGCAACAGTAAGATTCTTACCAGACGGTGACTCTGACAACACATTTTTCTGGGCAGAACGAGCAATGATTAAATTGCCATTCGCCGGAGTTAGTGGCAGCACAGATAGTCGTCCAGTCCAAGTCCAAGTACCTTGTATGGAAATGTATGGCGGCACATGCCCTATTCTAGCAGAAGTGCGTCCATGGTACAAAGACGAATCGCTGAAACAAATGGCCAATAAGTATTGGAAAAAGCGTAGCTATATCTTCCAAGGTTTTGTTGTTGAAGACGGCCTTAAAGAAGAAAATCCAGCTTCGAACCCAATTCGTCGATTCATTATCGGCCCACAAATCTTTCAATTGATTCGTGGCGCATTGCTTGATCCAGAAATGGACAACCTGCCAACAGACCTACTTCATGGCGTTGACTTCAAACTTATCAAGACTAGCAAAGGTGGTTATGCTGACTACTCTACTAGCAAGTGGAGCCGTCGTGAACGTCCATTAAGCGATGTTGAACAGTCTGCTTTAAAAGAGCACGGCCTGTATAATCTCAAAGACTTCCTGCCTAAAAAGCCAGGCGATGTCGAACTTAAGGTTATCAAAGAAATGTTCGAAGCAAGTGTTGAAGGCGAACCATTTGATATGGATCGCTGGAGCCAATACTACAAGCCTGCTGGCATGAGCCAAGCAACAGGCGATCCAGTAGCCAAGACCAAAGTGGCTGAATCTGAAGATGCTCCATGGGAAGATGACACTACTGTTGCTAAGGTAGCTCCAGTAGCACCCAAACAAGAAGCTGCACCTTCCGCTAACGGCGGCAGAGCAGAAGACATTCTTGCGATGATTCGCAATCGTCAAAAGCAATAATAGCTTTTAAAAATGAGGGCCCTCGTGCCCTCATTGCCACCTACGAGTAGATCGTAGTGGTTAAAACAAGCTACCGAATTATAAAAGGAAGAATAATGGCTACAAAAGCATTTGATTTAAGTAAATTTAGAAAAACTCTAACAAAGAGTATTGAAGGATTGGGCGTGGGATTTAACGACCCAACAGATTGGATTAGCACTGGCAACTTTGCCCTTAACTATCTAATTAGTGGTGATTTTAACAAGGGTATTCCTTTGGGTAAGGTTACGGTGTTTGCCGGTGAAAGTGGTGCCGGCAAAAGTTATATTTGTTCCGGTAACATTATCAGGAACGCACAAGAACAGGGTATCTATGTCATTCTAGTTGACAGTGAAAACGCATTGGACGAATCGTGGTTACACGCATTAGGTGTTGATACTAGCGATAAAAAATTGTTGAAACTTAACATGGCCATGATTGACGACGTAGCTAAAACTATTAGTGAATTTATGAAAGAGTATAAGGCTATGGAAGACCGACCTAAGGTCCTGTTTGTTATTGATTCGTTGGGCATGTTGTTGACTCCTACAGATGTTAATCAGTTCGAAGCAGGTGATATGAAAGGTGACATGGGCCGTAAACCTAAAGCACTTACCAGTCTTGTACGTAATACAGTGAATATGATTGGTCAATACAATGTTGGATTAGTTTGTACCAATCACACATACGCAAGTCAGGATATGTTCGATCCAGATGACAAGATTAGCGGCGGCCAGGGCTTTATCTATGCCAGCTCTATTGTTGTTGCCATGCGTAAATTAAAATTGAAGACTGATGCTGATGGCAATAAGACTACATCAGTTAATGGTATTCGCGCCGCATGTAAAATTATGAAAACACGGTATTCAAAGCCGTTTGAAACTGTACAAGTAGAAATTCCATACACTACTGGCATGAGTCCTTATAGCGGATTAGTTGATTTGTTTGAAGGCAAGACCATGTTAAAGAAAGAAGGTAATAGTCTTGTTTATATTACCAAAGATGGTGAAATTATCAAACAATTCCGTAAGCCATGGGAGCGAAATGAAAAATCTGGATTAGATGTCATCATGAAAGATGTTACTAATCACGGTGAAATTATTCCTTCCGAGATAACTACTAGTGACGGAGATCAGGAGACCGAATAATGAACGAAAATCAAATTGCCGATATATGGCTTCTATTTAAAGAATATGCTGACAAAAAAGCAGTGGAGTCGTTAGCTGAACGCTATGTGGATTTGCTTGCTGATCATGGCATCAGCGACAAGGTTTTAAAAGATTCGCTGGGCCACGATTCAGATCTTGACGAAGCAATCGAATATTATCTTGATCAAGATAGTGAAGAAAGTGTAGACGAGGAAGATAATTGGGATTTTGATGAAGACGAGGATTAAATGAGTTGGTATTCAAAAGTTTCTAAGGATATTTCAAATATTCCAGATGCTGTGGCATATTATGAAACCGAATTACAGGCAGCTAGAGGCGACGCTCGTATTTCGGGCAACATAGAAAAAGCTTCAGCAAGTATGCCGGGTATTGTGGAACAACGATTTAGTCAACTACAAGAAATCGAAGCAATATTAGAATATTTGAATATAGAACTACGTAGACTGAAAAGTCAAATGTTCAGAAAGTATTTAGAGACGTACCAACGAGCTTTATCATCAAGGGATTGTGAAAAATTTGTGGAAGGTGAGGCAGACGTTGTTGATTATGAAAAAATTATCAACGAGTTTGCCTTGCTACGCAACAAATGGCTGGGCATTACCAAGGCGCTTGACATCAAACAGTGGCAACTTAGCAATATTATAAAATTACGAGTGGCTGGCATGGAAGATGCCACACTATAATTGACATTATTACAAACGTATGTTATAATTTACTATGATGACTGTCGATGCTTTACTAGTACACCTTTTTAACAATGCTTTTTTGACTGAAAAAGTATTTCCTTCAAAAGACAAGAGAATATTACTGAGTTTATCTCAACAACTGACACAAAGTACCTTTTTGACCGAGAGTCAATCGAAATTATTGACTAAAATCTTCAAAGAAAATACGACACACCTAGAAGGCATCGTTGGCAACATCCACAATGTGCTTGATAACAATTTATGGTCTGAACCTTTTAGAGTAATTCAAAAAATTCGTAAAATTTACATAGATTCCGAAGATTCAGAAGCCCTCATCATCGAGTTTACCTATGACAAGAGACTTCGTAACAAACTCACCGGTCTTAACAACCGACTACAAGGACCATTATCCACTCACGGGACTAGACATTTTTCAGTGGCACTTACCGAAAAAAACATTCATTTACTAGTAGGTGAATTTCTTCGAGAAAATTTCGAAATTGACGGGAAAATTATGAAATTTTATGAAGACATCGATAGCATATTAACAACCTCCAAAATCAATTTTGCCATAGGCAACACAACTAATGAAAATTTAAAAAAACTACTAGAGAGTGATATTGGACCACTTGTTGACAATAACGTGCTATTACTTAATGACCGTAAAATCCGATATCAGTACGAAATCTATGAAAAAACACCGAATATTTCATTGACCACTGCTATCGCCCAACGACCAGCTACTAATATTTTTATCAACAGTTTATCGCATACTCTAGTAGATGTGGTTGACAGTTTAAAAAGTCTTAATAGACTGCCGTTGCTAGTAATTTTTGACGGACACGACTCTGCTGTGAACAAAAAAACACTAAATTTGCTCTCGGACGCATTAAAAACCAACGGTGTCGATGACCACATTGGAATTTATTTCAGATTTAATCAAGGCAATGATCCAGCTGGGTTTAACAAAATCATTTCCGAATTGGGGTACAATAAAAATCTTTCAAACCAATCACAGGTGGCTGGTATTGCCGCAGGAAAGTTACCTAAATTCTTCATTAAAGACAAATGGAAGCCTAAAAGTGTGATATCGTTTACAACAAGTTTTAGAAATAGTAAAAGTTATGTTTACTGTAACGACGTTGATCTAATTATATATTATGGGGATAAGAAGCCCATTCAAGGAAATGTTGATGTCATCGTGTAAGCTGATAATTAAAGATGAAGTTAACATAAAGATAGAAGGTCTCAGTGTGGAAATGCGTAGAAAACTATCTAACGCATTCAAGTACGATATTCCTTATGCCAAGTATCATCCTGCTTACAAGCTAGGCAGATGGGATGGTCAAGTAACATTGTTTGGCATCGGTGGCACCGGTTACATCAATCAGTTACCAAAGATATTAAGTCTATTAGATAGCTCAGGAGTCGACGTTTCTTCTATAGAAGATTTAAGACAACCCACAAATCTATCGTTCTCTAAAGTAACAGAATCCTACTGGGCCGACCAAGGAAAAACTTGGCCTAAAGGTCATCAGCAACAAGGTCAACCTATTATGTTGCGCGACTATCAAGTAGATACTATTAATAACTTTCTTGAGAATCCGCAAAGTTTACAAGAAGTGGCCACAGGCGCTGGTAAAACAATTACCACAGCCACGTTAGCACAGTTATGCGAACCGTTAGGACGAACGATTACTATTGTACCTAATAAGAGTCTTGTTGAACAAACAGAAGAAGATTTTATTAACGTAGATCTTGACGTGGGTGTTTACTACGGTGATCGTAAAGATCTAAATAAAACACACACTATTTGTACATGGCAAAGTCTTAACATACTAGATAAGAAAAGTAAAAACTTAGAACATGACATTGTGTCACTTGCTGAATTTTTAGAAGGCGTGTCTTGCGTAATCGTTGATGAAGTACACATGGCAAAAGCTGAAGTATTAAAGAATTTGCTTACACAAAATCTTGCTAACGCACCAGTACGTTGGGGTCTAACGGGTACAGTGCCCAAGGAAGCATTTGAATACGAAAGTATTTTTGCCAGTATTGGTCCTGTAATCGGCGGCATTAAAGCACACGAATTACAGGAAAAAGGTGTACTGAGCAATTGTCACGTTAACATTGCTCAGTTGATAGATTTACCTGAATTTAAAACCTACGCAGAAGAATTAAAATACTTGGTTACCGATGATGATAGAATGGCTTATATCAGTAAAATGATCAAAGGTATAGCCGACAACGGCAACACGTTGGTGCTTGTTAATAGAATCGATACTGGAAAATTCATAGTTAACGAGCTAGCTGACAGTGTTTTTATTTCTGGTGAGGTTAAGACTAAAGATAGAAAAGAAGAATACGATGACGTTAAAACTAGTACTAATAAGATTATTGTGGCGACTTACGGTGTGGCCGCTGTGGGTATTAATATCCCCCGTATTTTTAATTTGGTTCTTCTGGAGCCCGGAAAGAGCTTTGTCCGCGTTATACAAAGTATTGGGCGAGGCATTAGAAAAGCAGACGACAAGGACTTTGTCCAAATCTGGGACATTACCTCGACGTCTAAATACGCAAAGCGGCATCTTACGGCACGGAAGAAATTCTACAAAGAAGCCAAGTATCCATTTACTCTAGACAAAATAGATTGGAATTAAAGGTTGACAACATTACCTAAATGTTGTATTATAACAACATGCAAATACTTACATTAGACAATTTATCATACGACCTTAATAACCTACCCGAAGAAGTAGATGAAAGTATGAGGTTCGCGGTTTTAGACAACAGTGATCCTAAAGAACCAGATTTTTTCTTCATGCCGTTAATTTTCTTAGAAAGTTTTAATAGCCCAGCAATGGTACTTAAAATAGGCGACGAGGAAGTTACTATGCCTTTAGATTGGAGCATAGCAGTGGGCGATCCGCAAAGCAGTTGTGATATAGAAATACTGCCGCTTACTAGTTTAAACGACCGCGGCTTCGAAGCATTATGTTTTAATCCACTCAGTAGTTTTAGAGTAGAGTTTAAAAAAATTGAAATTGTAAATTTTTATAATGATGTTAAATGGTACTTTCCTAAAATGAAAAATGGACAATTACTAGCAGTACCGCTTGGACAAGAACCTAAACCCTTATGTTCTTATTTTGTTAAAGAAATTTCGAGACAGATGGAACTAATTGATTTAAGCAAAATATTATAATATGGGATCTCTTAAGCCTGGCGCCACATACATATACGAACGCAACGGGGACACTGTGTATGCTAGAGAACACGGTGCTGACTCAAGTACCCGACAAGAAATTGGCTGGGATCATACGCCAGACCCTCGTACCGGTGACGGCAGATCGTTACATGAACATATGATGGAAAGTAAAATGTGGGGTGAAATTCGCCGAATGGCTCCATCCAATCCAGCTTTACAAAAGGCCTTGGATCGTGCTATAATGATATATAGATTAAGCAAGGACAAACCATTATGAGTAAAGAAGAAGACAAATTCAAACATAGTAAACGCCTGCTCAAAGACGATAACGCTATCAAGAAACAAATGAAGATAGCTAAAGAACATAAGGTCATTGAGTTTAATCCTAAACTAGCACAACCACATAGATACCATAAACATCATGTAATGAATTGTGGAAACCCTGATTGTTTTATGTGTGCTAATCCCAGAAAGACGTGGAACGAATTAACTATCCAAGAAAAGCGAGAATTCCAAGAACTGGAAACTATTCGTATGCGACACAGTAATGGAACTTTAACGAAAGATGCTGATGAGTGAGAAAATTGAACTAAAAGAAAAAATGGCCGCTGCCGACATGGGTGCCCGCACAATGTGGGACGAAATGGACGACCTTCAAAGAAAAAGTCTTAAACAAGAGTTCTTTATTCTCAATCGATACATTAGTAATGTTAAAGGTCAACCTAGAGATACACAAGAACATTTTGTTCTTACTGTTAATGAATACTTTAACAAATACTGGTATGATTTACAAAATCATCCTAAGTTAATGTGGCAGTTACTTAGCATGTGCGCCCATGAAAGCAAAAAGATATTCTATCACGAATGGATTGGATTCAAAAAGAAAAAAGATAACAAGCGTATTAAGTTTTTAAATTTAGTATATCCTGATATGAAAGATGACGAAATCGAATTATTGGCAAAACTATCGGAGTTATCAGAGTTAAAAGCTATGGCAGAGGATCTCGGTTATAGCAAAGAAGAAATTGCTAAATTATTTTAATGTTAAGTTTCGGCGTGAACAATAAACCTTATACCTGTCAATTTTGTGGGCATGGATACACTCAGGAAAAAACACTGGCTGTACACATGTGCGAGCAGAAACGCAGGCATTTGTCCAAAGATGAAAAACATGTTGTTATAGGCTATCAAACGTATGTTAGATTTTATCAGTTAACACAAAACGCCAAAACTATAAAAACATACAACGAATTTTCTCGAAGCCCATATTACAATGCATTTGTAAAATTTGGCAGTTATGTCAGTAACGTAAATCCCTTGTACCCCGACCATTATATTGATTGGGTAGTACGTAGTGGTGTCAAACTAGATCATTGGTGTAGAGACGCATTATACGAAAAATATGTATTAGAGTTAATTCATACAGAACAAGTAGAAACAGCATTAAACAGAAGTGTAACTCATATGCAGTCGTGGGCCAACGACAACAACAGTATATGGAGTCACTATTTTAAATATGTTAGCGTAAATAGAGCAACATATGATATACGAGATGGTAAAGTTAGCCCGTGGTTAATATTGAATTGTACTACTGGAAAACACTTACTAACATCACTTAGTGACGAGCAGTTGGCTTCGATAAGTAATGTTATAGATCCTACTGTATGGGTTAAGAAATTTAAAAAACAACGAGCAGATCTTGAACTTGTTAAAGAAGTAGTTAAAGAGTCTAACTTATGAATCAGAGACAAAACACTAATGCCAGATATAGACATTGATTTTTTAGACCGCAGCCAGGCCCTTGATGTTATAAAACACATCAAAGCAAGTCGACGAGACGAATCTAAACTAGTAACACATAATACTGGCATCTACTTACAGACAATTCCTTGCGATCCTGTAAATAACTTATCAGGCATAGATTACAAAGAGGCAGAAGAACGAGGCTACTTTAAAATAGACTTTTTGAATGTTAACATTTATAAGGGTATCAGAGATGAGGCACATCTCACCCAACTTATGGAGACTGAACCACTATGGGACCTTTTAGAGCAGGACGATTTCAGCAGTTTACTTTTTCACGTCAACGGCCACGGGGCAATACTACGACAGATGAAGCCGACGAGCATACTCCAACTAGCGGCAGTTTTGGCTATGATAAGACCCGCCAAGAGACACTTGATTGGGACAGATTGGACGACAGTGATGATGACTATTTGGACAAAGCCCGAGGATGGTGAGTACTATTTTAAGAAGGCGCATGCCATTGCGTATGCAATGGCAATAGCGGTACAGATGAATTTAATATGTGAACAGATTAGTTATGGATATAGTTAACGACTTGGTGGTTTTCTAACTAATTGAACACTCCTTCGTTTTATTCGTTTGAGTGTTAAATTCATTAGATTGACCACTGGCCCGAGTACTACTCTCACATCCTTGCTGTTGAATGTTTTTATGCTATATTTAAAAGGTTCAATTTCTTTACGAAGAAATATAGTTATAGGAATTTGACGATTTGATTCCCACCACCAAACTTCTCCAAGTTCCAATAATAGAGTCTTTTCATCAGGAGTTTTAATAGACTCTAGGTCGTAAAAACTCGTAACAAACTGATCTTGATTGATGATGATTCCCACATATTCCAGCTCACCGTAATTTAATACGCTGATAAAGGGTAATTGATTCTCTATGTTATCTCTAAGTTTAACCATATAAATAGTAGTAAGGACTTTTAGCCAAATGCAAAAAATTTCAAGTTATTTATATCCAAACCGAATAAACATCGTCGCGGATGTGACTCTATTTCCTGTAAGGTGGAACATTGTGTATCAAAATCGTATAAAACTTTATCAAGGCGTTGACAACGTACTTACCTTGGATGTAAAAAATTCGGATCAAAAACGGATAGATCTCGACGAGCTATTAGGTGTAGGTGAATCTATTAGAATGAGTATTCAAGATGTCATGGGAAAAGAATTTCTAGTAGCCACTGTCACCCCTAGTGCTACCAAAGGCCTGGCAACAGTTAATATTCAAGAAACTGATCTAGTCAATTTAGATCCGCAATTTTTAAATTTTACAATTTATAAAATCAACTCAGATACGTCTAAAACTGTGTTTTATGCGGATACACAATTTGGCGTTAAAGGCAATATGGAATTAGTTGGAAGTGCTATGGGCACTGATACTGAGCCACGTTACATTACTAGATTTGCTCCTATCACAGTTACAGATCCACAACCAAAAATAATTACTTATTATAGTGATGCTGTGGAAATTCGTCAGCCAAACTACCTAGATGCAGCAGTCAACGACAGCGTAGAACTTGATTTTATATTCGACGGGTTGGCTGGTTCAATCACAGTAGAGTATACTGAGGACGCCGTAGTAAGTTCAAATACTTTGTGGACTACGTTAGAAACATTCGCAGTGACCACTGCTACAACAGCTATTACAAAAACATACGATAATCCGGAATATAATAGAGATGCCAATTGGTTACGTGTCAAATATGTTCGAACAACTAATAATGTCGGAAACATTGACAAGATAACAATTAGATTGTAAAATTAGTCTATGAGCCTTATCATAGACACAGTAACATCTTACCTACCTCCCAAGAGAAAAGCAACCCCCAGCGGGTGGATTAGCTTTAATGCTATCTGCTGTCATCACAATGGATCTAGCTTCGATACTAGGGGTCGAGGCGGCATAATGATAACTGAAGGCGTAAGCTATCATTGTTTTAATTGCGGTTTCAAAGCAAGTTGGCAACCTGGTAGAAAGATTTCAATTAAATTTAAAAGACTGTTACAGTGGCTCAATGTGGCAGATGATTTAATTACAAAATGTAGTTTAGAAGCACTAAGACTAAACGAAGATCCTGCTTATAAGGGAACAGTTAACGTCATTCCTACTTTTATAGATAAAGCAATGCCCTTGGGCTCAAAGCCCATACTGTCTTGGTTAGATAGTGATCCAGAAGAACTACGACCCGTTTTAGAATATATGTATTCACGAGGTTTTACTGTAGACGATTACCCGTGGCACTGGACTGATGAAGATGGGTTTCAAAACAGATTAATTGTGCCATTTTATTACCAAGGTAGACTTGTGGGTTATACCTCCAGATCGATACGAGATAGTAAAGTCAAATACATTAGTGAACAGCAACCTGGTTATGTGTTTAATTTAGACCGACAAGACTATGCTCGTAAATTTACTATAGTAACAGAAGGACCGCTAGATGCTATCTGTGTGGATGGTTGTGCTGTAATGAGTAACGAAGTGGGCCCGCAACAAATAGCACTATTAAATCAACTACAGCGAGAAATAGTAGTTGTACCGGACAGAGATCAGGCAGGATTAAAAATGGCAGAACAGGCGATTGAATTGGGATGGAGTGTTAGCATGCCTGATTGGCCCGAAGGTGTTAAAGATGTGAATGATTCTGTGAGACTTTACGGAAAGCTATATACTCTGTGGAGCATAGCAAGTAGTAAAGAATCTATGCCTTTAAAAATACAACTAAGGATGAAAAAATGGCTTGGCTAAAAAATATATACTATAATATAAAAGATTATTTTGAATTACGTAAACGCCGCAAGGAACTACGGAAAAAAGATCCGTATATTTACAAATGATACAGTGGGGCATAAACGCTCTTAATCACGGCAGTAGTCTTGCTGTGTTTCACAACGATCAACTGATAGATAATAGCGTTGATAAGACTCGTGATAATCCACACAAACTAATAAGTGACGCTATGTTCACCGGTTGGGAACCAGATCGTATTTTCTGGTATGAAAATCCCTGGGTCAAGAAAGCTAGACAAATATATGCTAAACAATATAGTACAGCATTTAGATTAGACAATCTGCCCAGTCGTCATCTTAAAAAATGGGGTTTGGGAAATATACCAGTTACGTATACTCCGCATCATGCTAGTCATGCTGCCGCTGGATATTATACTAGTCCCTTTAATCACTGTGCTGTTGTGGTACTAGATGCTATAGGAGAATTCGAATGTGCTACAATCTGGGAAGCACGTCACGGCAAAATGAAAAAAGTATGGAGTGCGAGATATCCACATAGTTTGGGTCTGTTCTATAGTGCCTTTACAAAAATGCTGGGTCTTGAACCTATACGTGACGAATACCTATTACAGCAGATGGCAAAACAAGGTGATCCTAAAAGATTTCGAAATGATCTGAGTTTATATTTTAAATCAGGACCGGTGGTGTTAGACTATAATTTTCACCGAGGAGTATTGAATTGGAGTCCGGAACCTATACGTATTCAAGAACAATGCGATATTGCGGCCGCGGTACAGGAACGATTTGAACTGGAAATTTACAAAGTTATGTATAGGGCTAAAACATTAACCAATGCCGATTGCCTCGTTTATATGGGCGGGTGTGCCATGAACAGTGATGCTAACAAACGCTTTGTAGAACCCGAATTTAAATATATTTGGAGTTTGCCTAATCCTGGAGATCCAAGTAGTAGTATGGGTGCTGTACTGTATCATACTCAACAACGAATAACAAAAGACTGGGCACCAGTCAAACATATTGCTATTAAAATTTAAAGAGTGTATAATATATAAATGACAACAAGACAAAACGCAGATTACGGATACGACATCCAGAAATTATATTTAGAAATGATGCTGGCAGATGCTGAAACATTTGTTCGCTGCCAAGGCATTTGGGATAGCACTCTGTTTGATAGAAAACTACAAGGCGTGGCAAAATTCCTAAAAGACTACGTGGATGACCATAACATTATTCCCACAGTGGACATTGTTAACGCCGCCACACAACAGGAGTTCAAGATACCTGACGGTCTTCAAGAAGCACACTTTGATTGGCTACTTGCCGATTTTGAAACCTTTATCAAACATAAAGGTCTGGAGAAAGCCATTCTTGAAAGTGCCGACTTGCTGGAGAAAGGCGAATACGGCCCAGTTGAAGAACTTATCAAACGAGCAGTACAAATTGGCCTACAGAAGGACATGGGTACAGATTACTTTCTAGATCCCCGTGCTAGATTGATGCGTATCAAGGACAAGAATGGACAGATTAGTACAGGCTGGGAAGCAGTAGATCAGAAACTCTTTGGTGGGTTTAATCGCGGAGAACTCAACATCTTTGCTGGCGGTAGCGGAGCAGGTAAGAGTTTGTTTTTGGCCAACCTTGGTGTAAATTACGCACTCGCCGGGCTTAATGTAATTTATCTCACACTGGAACTCAGTGAAGAGCTTGTGAGTATGCGTGTGGACAGTATGATAACAGGAATCCCCACTAGAGAAATCTTTCGTCAAATAGACGACGTTGAAATGAAGGTTAGAGTTATTGGCAAAAAGAGTGGACACCTACAGGTCAAATATATGCCGAGCGGCAAAACAGCCAATGATGTACGTGCCTATTTGAAAGAGTATGAAGTCAAAATGGGACATAAATGCGATGTACTATTGGTGGACTATATGGACTTGTTAATGCCCTTGAGCAAGAAGATTAGTGCTGAAAACTTGTTTGTTAAAGACAAGTATGTCAGTGAAGAACTACGTAACCTAGCAGTGGAAAAGAACTGTGTGTTTGTCACTGCGGCACAGTTGAATCGTGGTGCGGTAGAAGAAATTGAATTTGACCACAGTCACATTAGTGGTGGCTTAAGCAAGATTCAGACTGCGGATAACGTGTTCGGTATCTTTACATCGAGAGCTATGCGTGATCGCGGCAAATATCAAATCCAGTTAATGAAGACACGTAGTAGCAGTGGTGTGGGACAGAAAATTGATTTAAACTTTGATGTGGACACATTGCGCATTACTAACAGTGAAGAACAAAGTGAAGACTCGGCGCAGTCTACCACACGTAGCAGTCAGATTCTCACTGATATCAAACGTAACAGCACCGTGAGTGAATTCCAAAAAGGTCAGCCTAAAGAAGGATTTGATCCTTTTAACCCTAGTCCCAACGCGGGCCGCAGTGACCCTACAGAAGGCATGATTGTCAAACCCAGTGCCGCCAAGGTGGAAAGCACCAAACTGCGTCAGCTGTTGAACAACTTGCCCCAAGATGTCTAAACAGCTCGAAGGGTTGCGCCAGCTGGATATTCGTAGTTAACAGTGTCGAGATTTTCCCTAAGAGTTCTAGCACCGTTTTTATGATGAAATATGCGGGCCATATCAGTCTTTGGACTCAATGTGACAAAACGAGTGATTTCTGATTTGGCTGTTTGTATATGCGCCTGTGCTTGAGTAATAAGCTCGCGGCCAGCACCCGGTCGATAACTCCAAATAGTATAGAAAACTGCCACTTGGGCCAATTGACTGTTATCCAATTCCGACACACTGCCTGGAACATCATGAGTGTATCTCACACAGGTAACGGCAGCTGGCACACCATCTCGAATTAACACAAACACTTCAGCCGCATCCTCACAGACTCTAGCAGCAATGGGGATCTCAGGACGAACCGGGTCGTCCTTGATGAGTTCTAGTAAAGGGTCGTTGAGAGTAGTAATTACGTGCAGCATGGGATTTCCTGAAGTTATACACGTACTTATCTCTACTAGGGAAAAAACATGTTACATTTACGTTACAGTGATATATCTGTCTGCTGATAGTTTTTCGTAGCTGCCAATCAGCTTGTTAACATCTCTGCGTTGAAAGTTGAATGGTACACTACTATCATGATGTCCTATAGCAAGAAAAGGAATCTGCTCCAATTGTCTACGGGCCGCGGTATACTTTTCTTGATGTAATAGTACTTCTGCTGGATTCTTTTCGTAACAGATACAGAACCCTGTTTGACAACCTTGCTTGATAGCTCTATGGGCCAAGCGACTATAAAGTTCTCCCACAAGCGACATGCTGGTATGATTGTAGTCTTGGGGTATAGCCATGATTAACAACGGTGCCAATAGCTGACTGTTCTTTCTACTTTCAAAGTTTTTAAACTTGAATTGATCATTGGCAGGAAGACTGCTTAAATCATAGATAGCTTGTATGGTCTGTTTGTCCTCGATGAATACAATTTCGTGAAACTGATTGGCCACGGGCACGGTTAAGTTTTTTAGCTCTTGTACCAAATGGCTGTCTAATCTTTCTTCAAAATTGAACGTGCGATGAGTGTGGCTAAAAGTTTGCCATTTTTCTAAATTAAGCATTTACAATTACCTCTATACGATCTTGTTGTCTGGGCACACTGTTTACCAAGGGTGGCATATGATCAAGACCTTGACCCAGCACAGTGATCACAGTGTCAAGTAAAATGTCAACCCATTCGACTGTACCGGGCTCTGCAGCTGGACCACTTAGCTGGCAGTCAGTGTGTGCTTGATAGCGTTGACTAGTCAGTGTTTGATCCATGATCTCACTGACTAGATTTCTAACAAATTGATAGGCAGCAAGTTCAACACTTTGTCTAACTAGAACATGTCCAGTTCTATCAAAGTATTCCATGAGCACAGCACGAACATGCTCATTGCTCATAAATTCAAGATCTTGACAAATTGCTGCAAGTACAAATGTCAAATCTCTATGACATTTAGCACTGTCATACTGATAATTTTTAAATACGCCTTGTTGCTTGATACGTTGTAGTTCTATCCACGTGCCTGTTTCATAGGCAATATAATCCATGTTGTTTCTTAATATTTGTCGAGCATTATGCTGACCAGCAACTGGTTTTGGCGGAAAACTGCGACTCACTGTGTAACTGACAGCAGACTGATCCAGCCACTCTGTTAGATTGCCCAAGGCTAATCCAGTATGAAATACCATGCTTTCGTAGAGACTATCTCGATTTTTCTCTCCAATCCTGGTCCACGTAAAGTTGTCCAAGCTGGGCGTTAGTACCACTGAAATATGTTCGTTGTCCCTATCTGATATGACCACTCGGTAGCATATTTCTGCTTGCCTTGCTGGCGTGAGATGTATGACATTGGCCATTGTTTGTTTGATTAGTTGTCTATCCACGGCACTGCACCTTTTTAAACGTTGTGAAATATTTATCAGCTTGTGTCCATTGTTAAATATAAAATGCAACAATTACCTGACTCATACAACCCTGCCACATTGCTGTACAGCAGCCTAACTAGATTTGGCAAATTATATCAACTGAATATGGCTAAAAGTCCCGAAGACTTTCTTAGGGAAATTGAACCTTTTAGAAACGATTGGAAACAGTATAATCCACGCAAACCCATTGCTAGATACGGACTGAGCATAACCAGTTTGGATGGCGGGTTCAGTGGCAGGCCTGACTTGGACAGTCTCATGGAATATACTAGGGAAACTGGCATCAGGGTAAACGAGCTAGACATCAAAACACCCACACCTGTATTTGAATTTGCCCAACCGTGGATGGGTCCCATGACTCCTTGGATAGTGCGCAGTCATGTTATACGCATGGAGCAAGGTGCCTTCTTTCCAGTACACAGAGATAACCGCGGCATGAATATTCGCAGTTTTAGATTGTTTGTGCCCTTGAAAAACTGTAACCCTCCCAATATGTATTTTATACTTGATGGCAAATTGATAACATTTGAACCGGGCAGAGTTTACTTTATGGATACCTGTTTGGAACACACTCTGTTTACCACGGGCTTTGCCAGTTGGTTTATAGTGTTCAATGTGGAAATCACTGTGGAGAGTGTACAGACTCTAACCACTCATTGTTTGGCTATTCAGTGACGTTGCCACTTGATATTGTCCCACAATCTTTCATGTAGATAGTACAGCAAAGTGTTGGCTGTTATTTGAATTAGGGCAATGGATCCTGCTATGGAAAAGTCTCCCAGGATCAAATAGGATATCACAAACGTGCTAAAACTGCCTGTAATGCGCCAACTGACAGTTTTAGCCACAGATCTTAATTTACTTTCCAATTAGATTACCCTAACATGTACATCTGACTCGGCATAATCTTGGTAGGTGTCTTTGAGTACGGGCACTGCTATGTTTAATATACCGCACAGTTCCAAATTGTCCTTGAGATTGCCAGGCTGATATTTTTCAATGGCTGCTAAAATACCCACATTTTGCTCTGCTATTTTAACAGTCATGGTGGGCAAGTCTTTATAATATTCATGGTACAAGGGATAGGTAATATTGAAATGTCCACAACCTATCCACCATGATAGACAGTCGAAGTCGTTGCGATAGACTAACACTATGGCACATTCAGGCCAAGTGCTCTTGATAAAATCAATGTGATTGCTAAAGATATGGCTTTTAATAATGCGAAGACCCGTGCCCGTGAATTCTCGATCAAATATTGCTTCCAGCTCTTGTCGGCTGTATTGATCCAAATCTTGGGGCAAATTGGATTCCATGCCCGGATCAAAGTAGGCGCCCATGTGCATAGCTTCAGGTGCGCCCCAAGCTGAATGATAAAATACCCTGGAACTATTTTGATCCGTGGTGTCTATATCCGGACTATTGTAAAGATATTTGGCCACACTGCTCCATTTACTGCCGGGAGCACCTGCTAAGAAGATATATTTTGCTGGTGTATTATACATGATTTTATTTAGTTGGTCAATTGATGGATTGCGTTAAGCCTGACTCGCCCAGCGGAGCGCAAAAAATTTTGAAGCAAAATTTCCCAAGATTAAGTACACACATTTCAAATAGTTCTAACCACCGTATAAATACTGTATGCGTAACTTGTTGACTGTTGTAGTGTTGACTGTGAGTATGACTGTGTCGTGGGCTGAACCACGAACATTGAGCAAACGGGTCATGTGTGAGGATACCGCAACCGTGCTCGAGGCCATGACAGAAGAATTCAAGGAAACTCCACAATGGCATGGCTATAATGCCCAGAACAACACCACTGTGATGTTGACTGTTAACTTGACTACAGGAGCGTGGACCTTGATTGAATTCAACAAGACAACAGCTTGTTTGACGCACTGTCAACGCTAGTAGCTACGCTCTAGCGCACTGCTTCGCAGTAGAGGTTTGAAACACACACGATGAATTCGCACAGTCCAAATGGGTCCTGTAGGGTAAAAAATCTCTGTCACGAAAATTTTAAAAGAAGTACTTATGCTTTCTGGGTGGTGATTTACAACCACTAAGGGCTTATAACTACAGTATTACATATAATATTATAAGCCCCGACCCCCTCGAGAATAGTTTTTATTTTTATATTCCCGACCGAGTCATCACTCGACTCAAAAAAAAGTCCTGACACAACCGGGAGCGAATCGGAATTATGATGTCAGGACTAGTCTGCCAGTGCGCCTCACTGGCCAGGAACTGGTTACCGGGAGCGAATCGTTGGCCAGTTAGTGTACAGCATACAGCTCTTAGTGGCTGCTAGCTGTACTGTACATGTAGGGTTAGACCCTACGCATACATGTTACATCCGCTACACTACGCCAGTTGCCGGGCATACTCTTCTTCAAGTCTGCCAGCTTGAGTACCATGCGCAAGCTGAGCTCACGCAAGCGGCCCTGCTTCTCATCAATGAAGTCAATGAGCACTTCCTTCTCTAAGTCGCTAAACTCATAGTCGTCCAGCATGCCGCACTCGCTGACTACCTGCCGGATACGCAACAGCTTCTCACGATCCGTATCAATGGTAAGGTCCAAGTAATGGCAACGGCTCTCTAGTGCTGCCAAGTGATCCTGTAGCTTCTTGCTACGAACGTGCTCAAACTTGATGTTGGTAATAAAGATAGCACCACCCTTGAACTCAAACTGATTGGGCACACCTTCACTACGCAACAAACGACTGTCAGTGTTCCAATGGATCATACGCTTCTTGCTTGAATCCAATGCGGCCTTGAGAATGTTGAGACTCAAGTCGTCTAACAATACGCTGTCACAGTCATCGAATACAAGGATACACTTCTTATCGCTAAACTCGTAGAGCTTCTTGTACAAGCCAATGGCACTCATTGCGCCCTTGACCACTTCATACTTCTTCAGCTTCTCGTTCTGTGCCACTGTGGCGAACACATCGTGTTTGGCTAGTACTTTCTCCACGCCAAAGCTCTTGCCCACACCCGGAGGGCCTGTTACAATCATGGCACGTACATCACCCTTTTTCACAGCACGGGTCATGTCATCCAAGATGCTGAACCGTTCGCGTAGTCGGCCCATGATGTCTTCGTCGGTGACGTTGCTGAGGTCCTTGTTGATTTTATCCATTTCCAGTGTGCTCACTGTGGCAGTGGCGGCTTTACGTGTGGTCTTCATGGTTTCTAGATTCAAAACTTTATATGCTTTACCTGTCATTGTTCGCTCCAATCGTGTTTAAAACAGTAATTATACTATCAAGCCGCTACTAAGTCATCCATTTTGGACAACATGTTGGCGGGCACTCTCCATGCGCCCTGTGCTGTACGCACAGTTACATATTTAATGGCAATCTTCTCCACACGGCCCTGTAGGGTCATGCCAGTCTTTGAGCTGGTAAACTTGACGCTGTCACCAACCCGCAAGGTGTACTTGGCCAGCTGTGTCAGTCGGCTACGGGCAAACTTAACAGCATCAATCACGCTGACCAGCTCATCATTGGTAAGACCACCTTGGATGATAGCTGTGTTAATCTCTTGTATAGTACGCATAGGTCGCTCCTGTGTGTTGTTTAAGTGTTTATTATAACACGTTTAGACCCAGCTGTCAACCATCATGACGGGCTTTTTGAGCACTCGTTTGACAAAGTCCTCAGGCTCGTCGTCAGCACGTACCAGCACAAAGCCCATGCTCTCTACCAAGTCCACCTCGCATACCTGGAGGTCTATGGCGGCCGCTTCAAAGGCAATGTTCATCTTGGTAAGCGCATACTTGACGCCTGCTTGGAAGGCCTCGTACTCGCCATCACCTGTGTCTTCAAAGTCAAACTCTGACTCCATAATGTGGGCGTACTCTTGTCCATCTGCCACGATGAACTTG